TTCTTTTTGTTTAACAATAACTTTAGTTATATTGAACAAATTACAGATTACATCAATGATCTATTGGATGCACAAGAAAAAGGTGAATTAGATTATTCCCTTTGTATTATGTGGGATTCAGTTGGATCAGTTCCTTGTAAAATGACCTATGAAGGTAAAGGTGGAAAACAACACAACGCTTCCACTTTGGCGGACAAAATTGGTATGGGTATTAACCAACGTATTTCAGGATCACGTAAATCAGATTCGAAACATGAAAATACCTTAATCATTGTTAATCAACCTTGGGTAGAATTACCTGACAATCCATTTGGACAACCGAAGATTAAAGCAAAAGGTGGTGAAGCAATTTGGTTAAACTCTTCTTTGGTATTCTTATTTGGTAATCAAAAAGGTGCAGGAACAACAAAGATCACGGCAACAAAAGATAAGAGAACTGTGAAGTTCGCTTCAAGAACAAAAGTGTCGGTTATGAAAAACCACATCAATGGCCTTGGTTTTGAAGACGGAAGAATTATTGTAACACCACACGGATTCTTACCAGGTAAAGATACAACAGAGGAGAAAGCATCAATAGAGAAGTATAAGAAAGAGTATGCGGACTATTGGAAAGACATAATCGGAGTTGATGGTGACTTTGATTTGAAAACAGAAAAAGAAGAAGTAGAGTAAGAACAATTTAAGATTTGGAAAGTGTCCAAAACATTATTAGTAGACGGAAATAATTTATTGAAAATTGGATTTCATGGTGTTAGAGAATTCTATCACAATGGGAGACACGTTGGAGGGATTTGGCACTTTCTAAACACTCTTCGTAAATTCTTAGAGGAACACAACTATGATAAGGTTGTGGTATTTTGGGATTCTAAAACCTCATCTTCACAAAGAAGATTAATTTACCCAAAATACAAATTGAATCGGAGACCTTCCGAATCAGAACAAAAAGAAGATGCTTTCTTGGAACAAAAACAGAGAGTTAGACAATACCTCGAGGAGATGTTTGTAAGACAATTGGAGACAGAACAGGCGGAAGCCGATGACTTAATTGCATACTATTGTCAAGTATCCTTAGATGAGACAAAAACTATATTCTCGAGTGATAGGGATTTGACTCAACTTATCTCTGAGAAAGTATCTATTTATTCGCCATCCACAAAACAATATTACAAGTTGGGAGACAAGATTAAATTACATGATATTGAAATTCCCCACTTTAATGTTAAAACCGTAAAGATTCTTACTGGTGATAGTTCAGATAACATTGATGGTATCTTCTATCTTGGTGAGAAAACTTTAATCAAATTGTTTCCTGAGCTACTTGAAGAATTAGTACAAATACCATATATTTTGGATAAGAGTTCTAATTTACTTAAAGAAGAAAAAGGGAACGTTGCTCTTCAGAATTTATTAAGTGGTAAAACGAAAGAAGGTATTTTTGGTGATGAATTTTATGTCATTAATCAAAAACTTGTCGACTTAGATGAACCACTCTTGAGTGATGAAGACAAAGAATTAGTTAGACTATATTACTCTGAGTCGATGGATCCCGACGGAAGAGGACATAGGAATCTAATTCGAATGATGATGGAAGATGGGTTTTTTAAATACCTACCCAAAGGAGACGATGCTTGGGTAGGGTTTTTAAAACCATTTCTAAAACTTACAAGGAAAGAAAAAACAAAATTTAGAAACAAAAAAAATTAAAAAAACAAATGAAAGAACAGGATATAACAAAAGTAGAATTTTTGTTAACGTGTAATGAGAACATTGTCGTTCAAAGATTTTTTAATGTTCGTGGTTTTAACAAGAACGCATCAAAATCTGAATCTTTACATGGATACATGACTGACTTATGTGAAAGTATGAAATATGATTTGAAGATGAGATCTGTTGTGTACATGTTAGAAAATCAATACGAAATAATGGAAAATCCAGAAGTGTTGAACACATCAATTACTGATGGTCCCGAGAAATTTAATCTACAAATTAAACTTGGAGATATGACAATTTGTCATAGACAGTTTGATGCAAAACCATACCCCCCAAAGGTCAGATATACCGTAGACCTACGCCCAAAGTTAAAAGCGATACTCGCAGGGTTGACTGACATTTTTTCCGCTAAAAATTTAATTTATTTTCATCCCGAACTTATTAAAAATTGATACTATTTATCAATACTAAAAAAGAAAAAAAACTATGGCGACAGGTAAAAATTTTGAGTATCTCGGACAACAATTTCAGCTCCAACTCCTTAATCAAATTGTGGTAGACAAAGACTTTTCTCACACCATAATTGACGTTATTGAGAACAGCTATTTTGAAAACAAATACTTTAAAATCATCATTCAGATGGTTAAAGAGTACTACAAAAAATTTGACCACACACCATCGTTTGAAACCTTAGAACAAATCACAAAATCTGAACTTCAACAAGAGATTGCATCTAAAATTGTCTTAGATACAATTAAGAAAATTAAGGACGCACCTATTGATGGCGTAGGTTTTGTGCAAGAAAAGGCTCTTAAATTCTGTAAACAACAAGAGTTACAGAAGGTTATGACAAAGGCTCAAAAAATTATTGACGGAGGTGAATTTGAAAATTATGACACCCTTGAAGAATTAGTTAGAGACGCTTTGTTAGTCGGAAATAAAGACACATCAATGATGGACGTATTTTCTAACCTCGATCAAGTACTCGAAGAAGATTACAGACACCCGATTCCTATGGGTATTCCAGGTATCGATAGGTTATTGAAGGGGGGTCTTGCTAAAGGTGAGATTGGTGTTATCTTGGCACCAACAGGTGTAGGAAAGTCTACAGTGTTGACCAAGATTTCAAATCATGCTTTTAATCTTGGATTTAACGTTCTACAAGTCTTCTTTGAAGACAACCCAAAGGTTATCCAAAGAAAACATTTTACTCTATGGACAGGAGTTCATCCTGACGATTTGTCTGATCAAAAAGACGAAGTAATGAATAGAGTAAATGAAATTCAAACGGAGATGCCAAACAAGTTAATATTGAAGAAACTACCTTCAGACACAATGACTATGTTGCAAATCAAAAATCAAATTAGAAAGATGGTTGCAGATGGTATCAAAATTGATATGATAGTTTTGGATTACATTGATTGTATAGTTCCTGATAAGAACTTGGGTGACGAATGGAAGAGTGAGGGTTCAGTGATGAGAGCATTTGAAGCTATGTGTCACGAGATGAATATTGTAGGTTGGACCGCAACACAAGGTAACCGATCTTCAATTTCATCAGAAGTGGTAACAACAGATCAGATGGGTGGATCAATCAAAAAGGCACAAGTTGGACACGTTATTATTTCAGTGGCAAAAACATTACAACAAAAAGAAATGAAGTTGGCTACTATTGCAATAACTAAGTCAAGAATCGGTGACGATGGGGTTGTATTTGAAAATTGTAAATTCGACAACGCAATGTTGGAAATAGATACAGAAAGCACTACAACGTTCTTAGGTCTTGAAGAACAGAAAGAAGAAAGACAACGACAAAGAGTAAGGGAGCTTTTGGATAAAAGAAAACAGAAGGAAACTCAATCTCAAAACAATTAACAAAATAAATTTACTTTAAAATGGATATATCACAAAGAATATTAAGTGACATTACGGTGTATATGAAATACGCCAAATTCCTTCCTGAAAAAAATAGAAGAGAAACTTGGGAAGAATTGGTGACAAGAAACAAAGAAATGCACCAAAAAAAATACCCACATATTAAAGATGAAATCGAAGAAGTGTACAAAATGGTATACGACAAGAAGATTCTTCCTTCTATGAGATCATTACAATTTGGAGGTAAACCAATCGAAATTTCACCAAACAGAGTTTATAACTGTGCTTACATGCCAATTGACCACCAAGATGCGTTTTCTGAAACGATGTTCTTATTATTAGGTGGTACTGGAGTAGGGTTCTCAGTTCAAAAACACCACGTTGAGAAACTTCCTGAAATTAAAAAACCAAACCCAAATAGAACAAGACGATATTTGATTGGTGATAGTATTGAAGGATGGGCAGATGCGATAAAAGTTTTAGTTGAGTCTTATTTTGGATTAAAATCATCAACACCAATTTTTGATTTTTCTGATATTAGACACAAAGGAGCTCTTTTGGTTACATCAGGTGGTAAAGCACCCGGACCTCAACCATTAAAAGATTGTATTCACCACATTACGAAAGTTTTTGAAAATAAAACTGATGGTGAAAAATTAACACCGATTGAAACTCACGACATCGTATGTCATATTGCTGACGCTGTGTTAGCAGGTGGTATTCGTAGAGCGGCTCTTATTTCATTGTTCTCGGCTGACGATGATGAAATGATTTCTTGTAAGAGCGGAAATTGGTGGGAACAAAACCCACAAAGAGGTAGAGCTAACAACTCAGCAGTTCTACTTCGTCACAAAGTAACCAAAGAATATTTTATGGATCTTTGGAAAAGAATTGAATTGTCAGGAGCCGGTGAACCTGGTATCTATCTATCTAATGATAAAGATTGGGGAACAAACCCTTGTTGTGAGATTGGTCTAAGACCTTATCAGTTCTGTAACCTTTGTGAGGTAAATGCATCTGATATTGAATCCCAAGAAGATTTTGAACAACGAGTTAGAGGTGCTGCATTCATTGGAACACTTCAAGCAGGTTATACAGATTTCCACTATCTTCGTGATGTTTGGAAAAGAACAACAGAAAAAGACGCTCTTATCGGAGTTGGTATGACTGGTATTGGTTCAGGTGTTGTTTTAGGTTATGACATGAAATCAGCTGCTCAGGCGGTTAAAGAAGAAAACGAAAGAGTTGCAAATCTTATTGGAATTAATAAAGCCGCAAGAACAACTACAGTTAAACCTTCAGGAACGTCATCTTTAGTATTGGGTACATCTTCAGGTATTCATGCTTGGCATAACGATTACTATTTAAGAAGAATCCGTGTTGGTAAAAATGAGGCTATTTATTCTTACTTAGCGATCAATCACCCTGAATTAGTTGAAGATGAATTTTTCCGTCCTCATGACACGGCAGTAATTACTATTCCACAAAAATCACCTGAAGGATCTATTCTTCGTCACGAATCAGTATTCCAAATGTTGGAGCGTGTTAAGAAAGTATCTCAGGAGTGGGTAAGAGCCGGACACAGATCAGGACAAAACAGTCATAATGTTTCTGCAACAGTTTCAATAAAAGAAGATGAGTGGGATTTAGTTGGTGATTGGATGTGGAACAACAGAAAATTCTATAACGGATTATCTGTTCTACCATACAACGGAGGAACTTATACACAAGCACCTTTTGAAGATTGTACTTCTGAAGACTTTGAAAGATTAATTAAAACATTATCCGATGTTGATTTAACAAAAGTAATTGAACTACAAGATAATACAAATTTGAGTGGTGAAGTTGCTTGTGCTGGAGGAGCATGTGAAATAGTATAAGTTATGACGGTAAGTGCATCAAATGATTGGATACAACAGTTATATGTTCAGGAGATTACAAAAAAGTCTCCTGAACCTGACTTTTACAAAAATGAAAATGGTAAATTTGTAATGACAGAAACTTACCATATAAAACGTGGTAAATGTTGTGGTTCTAAGTGTTTGCACTGTCCATATGAACCTTTGTATCTAAAGGGAAATACGAATTTAAAAGAATCCTTACGAAAGTAAGGATTTTTTTTTACTTAAAAATTTCATAACTTATATTTATATGTGATATGGCAACAGGTATTTCATACGGTATAACATTCCCTTTTAGAGACTCTTTTGTTGGTAGATATTTAGACGTATCTGACACAAATCAAGAGGAGATAAGGAATTCACTTATACATTTATTATTAACAAGGAAAGGATCAAGATATTATTTACCAACTTTTGGTACTAGATTATACGAATATATTTTTGAACCTTTAGATGGACCAACTTTTTCTGAAATTGAATCGGATATAAGAGACGCTATCGGAGAATTTCTACCCAACTTGATAGTCACGGAAATAAAAATTCAAGCAGCATCAGACGGATTAGAAAATAAAGGTTATACTGTGAACGAAGACGGTCAAAGAGAATTTAAAGTACCTGGAATTTCAGAGTTGGAACATACCGCAAAAATTACAATAAATTATAGAATTACAAATCAGGCTTTTGAGGCAAGTGATTTTGTTATAATTAATATTTAAAAATATGGCAGAAAAAAAGATATCCTACACAACAAGAGACTTTCAAGGGACAAGAACCGAGTTAATTAATTTCACTCGAACATATTATCCTGATTTAGTTCAAAATTTCAATGATGCGGGGATATTCTCAGTATTATTAGATTTGAATGCTGCGGTAACAGATAACCTACAGTTTCAAATAGATAGAAGTATACAAGAAACTGTATTACAATTTGCACAACAAAAATCTTCAATTTATAATATTGCAAGAACTTATGGGTTAAAAATACCAGGACAAAGACCATCTGTAGCATTGATAGATTTTTCAATCACAGTACCGGCCTTTGGTGACAGGGAAGATCTAAGATACTGTGGTATTTTATCAAGAGGTTCACAAGTAAACGGGGCTGGTCAAACTTTTGAGACCGTATATGATATAGATTTTGTATCCGCTATAAATGCTGAAGGAACACCAAACAGACTGAAAATACCTAATTTCGATGCAAATGGAAATTTAATAAATTATACTATAACTAAAAGAGAAGTAGTTGTTAATGGAATTACAAAAGTATTCAAAAGAGTCATTACACCTAACGATATCACACCTTACTTCCAATTATTCTTACCTGAAAAAAATGTGTTAGGTATAACAAGTGTTTTACTTAAGGATGGAACACAATATACAACAATACCACCGGCACCTGATTTTATAACTTTAGGACCTGATAGATGGTACGAAGTTAAAGCTTTGGTTGAAGATAGAGTCTTTGTTGAAGATCCTACCAAACCATCTGATCAACCTGGCGTTAAGGTTGGAAGATACATATCTACTTCACAAAAATTTATAACGGAGTACACTCCTGAAGGATTTTTAAAACTGACTTTTGGTGGTGGAAATGTTTCTGCCGAAGAACAATTAAGGGAATTTGCAAGAGACGGTAAAGGAATAGATATTTCACGATATACTAATAATTTAGGTTTAGGAAGTGCATTAAAGTCAAACAGTACCTTATTCATTCAATATAGAGTTGGTGGTGGATTGGCAACAAATGTGGGTGTAAATGCAATAAATCAGGTTGGTACTGTTACTTTTTCGGTCACAGGTCCTTCTGAAACAATAAACAGATCTGTTATAAACAGTTTAAGATGTAACAATGTTACCGCCGCAATTGGAGGAGCTAACGCACCAACAACAGAAGATGTAAGACAAATGGTATCATTTAACTTTGCCGCTCAAAACAGGGC